GTTTGATTTTAATGTTTTGAAACCAATAGCAACCCAAGGTGGTACGTCTTTTGAATCATACACAACGCCACCATTTGCATCTAATTTGTGACCTAATAAATCAGCTTTATTTTGGGATGATAAAAAGTTCTTTTGAATTTCAACTTCTAAGTTACCTACAGTAGCAGCTGTTTCACCAGGACCATCATCATAAAATGCAGTAGCTAATGATGAGTTTGGATTGATATTAACATGCATAACACCTGGAGCATTTACAACTGTTTCATATACAGGTGCCGCTTCTTTAGTATCTTCAGTAGTCATAATTGCATACACAAGATTACTACATCCAATTTTAATTGCCATATTTACCTCCTAATCTATAGTAGTTGTTAATCCTATATTAAAAGCATAGATAGTTCTAGCACTATCATCACGCTTTAACATATATGGTGTTTGTTTAAGGTACATTTGAGACCATCTAGATTCAGATAAATTAATAAATCTATCTTCATTCATGTGTTCTCTGAATAATTTGTATGTCGTAACAGATTGTTGTCTAGCTAAATCAGCATCTAAATTCCTAAATTGAATTTGTACTGCTCTATGCACAGCATCATCTACTGCTACGTCTGGAGCACCTCCATACTCAAATAATGCTATAGTATTATCAGGTGATTCAGGTAAGTAGTCTCTAAAGGCATCAGTACCATCGCCTGTTATTATTAAGTTAGCTTGCAAAAATAGTACAATGTCTAATAGCAATGGATTAATTGGTGCCACCTCACTTTCCAAAATTCGATAATGAATCTCTCATATATTTGAACACTACTCGCTTGAACTTTGTTTTGCCATACTCTTCAACAGGATCCTCTAAAAACTTTGCTTTACCTATTGGATGTTTAAGACTTAAATCTTCATGCACTACTACTGCGTATGAAGACACTCTTTTGTGCGTGTTAGGATTAACTGGATCTCCATTACCACCATAACCCATTTCAGATTCATAAGCCCATGTAGTTGAAGCTGTATCAGTTCTTCTGTATACTTCCCAGTACGCACTAGACAATAATGCAAATGTTAACTTAGGTACTTGTTCTACACTATTTTTCATTATTTCTTGTGTAGCTTCAATAGTAGCTTTTTTAGTACCTCTACCTACATTACGTATTGTAAAGTTACATGTAGCTTCAAACTCTTTTAAGCTTTTTTTATCGAAGACAAATTCAGCAAAGCCACGCATTACAGATACACCACCTTTAAGTTCACATTACCCTTTTCATCATAGTAATAACCTATTGATTTAATGTCTGATTCCCTATTCTCAAATATAACTTTGTCTAATTCAGATATCTCAACTTCATTACTAACAAATAGTTTTTTGGTTGAAACTACTTCATTACCAGTACTATCTGTGATTACTTCTACTTCACCTACAGGATAACATAACTCATCTACTACATCACTGAATATCTTAGATCCAGTACCTGTACGACCTACTAGCGCTTTATATTTGAACGGTACTTTTATCCATGATCTTAAATTCTTATACATTAGTTATCTCCTGATGGCCAAGGTGGGTTACTATGCATACCTACATGGAATACTTTTGGATGTGAATAAGTAGGTACTAGTATACCAGCCTTTGATAATTTACCTTTGTAGTAATTCATTTGATCTTTAAAAAATTTAAGGCGTTCTGTTGGATCCTGTGATTGAGGTCCTAAACTCTTTTTAATGTCTCTAGCAAACAGTATTGCTACCCTACTAAATGCTTGATACAGTAACATGTTAAAGTTAGAACCATGTTCTGCAATCAAATAATTTATTTCTTCATCTTGCATTATAGGTTCAAATTCATCAGTGTCACCTATTAAAAATCTGATTTTGTCCTTATCACTACTGGATGGGTCTCCAGAATATGTCCAAGACATTGCATCACCTCATTTTATTTAGTAGTAGCTTTTACTTTTACTAGTTCTGGCTTTTGCTCTGTTTCTGTTTCTGTTTCTGTTTCTGTTTCTGTTTCTGTTTCTGTTTCTGTTTCTGTTTCTGGCCATTTTAAATCAATGTTGTATCTAGTCTTAAAGAAACTTTTATATTGTTCAAAATTTTGCTCGGTAATTTCTACAATATGTTTTTCATTAATATGAAATTTACCATGTCTTAATGTAGCCGGCTCAACAATTGAACCGGCTTTGTGTAAAACATTGGTATCTTTAAATGTACGTCTAACAACAAACATTACTCAACAATATCCTTGAAGAATACGCCTAATTCGCCACTAACTTTCTTAGCATCAAACGCGACTTCTCCTTCTATTCTTTCAACACCAAGACCGAGCATATCCATTGGTATTCTTACAATTCTGTTACCATAAGCTCCAGCACCCTCTAAACCAGTCCAAGCAAAGATGTAACCAGCTGATGGAGTTCTTAATGATGGGTTAGGATTACTGTAGCATAACAAAGCATTCTTACCCATGATGAAGCCAATACTGTCTTCAGCACCTTTTTTAGATGTGTTTACAACAGCCCATGCAACGTATACATTGTCTACTTCAAATAAAGAAGCGAGTAGAGCTGTTGTTACGATACCACGTTCAGTGTATTTGATACGATCCAAAATATCATAATGATTTTTCAATGCATTAAATGCATCTGGTGAAAGTACTAATGTGTTTGGTTTGTACCCAGTAGTGCTAGCCATAGCAACAGATCTTTTACTGATATCAGTAATTGGTGTTGAAGCTTCGTTACTCCAATATACTGCTTCTGTATCTTGATTAGATACAGTAGTTACACCTGTAACTTCAGTTGACCAAACACCAGCTTTGAAAAAATTAGTAGCCCATTCCATCTCGCGTCTGATGAGCATTTTATTTGTTACAAAGATTTCAGCATCTTTGTCTGCATCTAGTGGTTCGTCATAGTTAACACGATCTTCAGGAGACACATCATAATGAAATGCATGTTTCTTACAAAGGTAAGAACCTGTTTCAACATCATAGTCACTGCCTGCTGATTCACTAATAGATCCACGTACTCTTGCTTCATCTCTTAAAAAATCACCTTTATTGTAAATGTAGTACTCGTCTGATTTTCGGTTAACCTTAATAATTGGAAATACCTTATCAGCGATAAAATTGGAAGCATCTTGGAAATGAGCTACAGAAATATTCGTTAAAGCTCTATCAATATGCGCATCTTTCATATTAGGCATTTATACTGTTCTCCTTTCTTAATTAACTTTTACTGTAACTAATTCACTAGCTGCACCAGCACTAGTTAAAGCAGTTCCAACAACAATACCAGCAGCAGCTGTAATAGCTTTACCATCAGCACCTACAGAAATTTTAGCACCTGCTGTAATAGCGTCAGCAGCTTCAACCATTACAATACCATCTGCAACGTCTACAGCTTCACCTGCAGCAGCTTCAGTAGCGGATACACCAACAGTTACAGAATCAGCAGTAGCATATACTGCACCTGCGTTAACATCAACTGTTAAAAATCTTCTACGTAGTAATGCTGTAGTAGCAGGCAAACTAAATCTTAAATTAGGAATTTCATACGCATTCATTAATTAGCACCTCCACTTACATACTGTTTGTACAATTCTTTTTCAGTTTCAATTACTTTTTGAATTGCTTTTTCAAAAGTAATTTGTTCAGCCGCAGATATAGCAGTAGCTCTTTTTTCAATTTTACTCCATGCTTCGTTCTTAGTTAATACCGTAGTATTAAGATCACCACTAGCACCTTTTTCAACTAATACATTGTCTTCAATGGCTTTGTTAACAGCTTCTAACATACTGATAACATCTTTATCAGCTTTCTTTATTACGTTAACAAGTTCGCTTTGTTCAACAGGTAATGCTTTAAGAGAACTAGCTTTAGCTACAGCTTCAGCATTTACTTGTGCCTCAGCTGCTTTTCTTACCTCTTCTTCTGCTGTTTCTTTTTGTAATTTCATTTTCTTAAAAATTTCTTTTGCTGGTTCTGATAAGCTTTTTAAGATTTCATCTTCAGATGTGTCCTTAACTTTTGTAATCTGCTCATTCAATGCATTAACCTGGTTGTTGGACTTTTCTAGATTAACAGTAAGTTCACCAACTTGTTTAGTTAATGTTTCGTTTGAAGTAGTTGACTTAGATAACTCATCATTAAGTCTATCAAGTTCAGCTTGTACAATTTTTGCTTCATCAGCATTCATTTTACTGATAATGTCTGTAAAATTCATATTAGACGTATTCTCCTTTCTTTTATATAGTTGAATGAAGGCTTCAGAATTGGCTCCCTCATCTACTAGGTCAACACGATCAATTACTAAATTAGTAAGTAAAGTATGCATCGTCCGCACCTCCTATTAATATTATACGTTTTTTAGTTGCCGAATATATCACTAAATTTTTACTCTTTTTGCTGTACCTTGAATAGAAAACATTTTATATACTCCGTTTTCTACTTTTTTAAATATTTCAGGATCATGTACCTTAACTGTTATAAACCACCCTTCAGGTACACATCCTTCTGGTATTCCTATAGCTTGTTGTTTTTCCTTAGTAAACATTATAGACTCAACAACAGTAGCAACAGAATTTCCTTCATGCATAATACCTGACTCTCTGTACTCAAGCATAAAAGATATTGAAGCATCTTCTAACATGTCTGGTGATATAACATCACCTTGCCAATCCAATGGTATTGTACCATCAGCTTTCTTAGCTATACTAGCCCAGCCACTGACTAGCTTTTTTGATTCGTTAACTGTCTTAGATTTTTCAATGCTAATGTCTAATTTAAACTTAACATCTTCCATTACATTTCACCTCCAGTATAATTCATATCATTCTGCTCAAATGACCTATCAGATGGATCCCTATCTTCATTTTGGTCCTCAGTGTTAGCGTTATTATGTGTGTTATTACCCGCATTATTATCATCTACACTATCGCTTTTATTACTATCTTCTTGTACATTTACATAGATGTCTTTGAAATCTTTTTCAGATAGTATAGGCATACCAAGTATATGTCTTAAGTGATTCTGTAGTTCTAAATCCTTAGACACATCTAGTCCCATTGCTCTAAGCATTAATGCTAATTCCTTAAGAGTAGGTGACTGTATTTTACCTGGTACAATTTTTGGTATTCCAGTTAAATTACTGAATGTGTTGTATGAAAATAATTGTGTAACAGCTTTCTTATTTATAACGTCTGCTATATTAGTTACTTGAGCTTGTAGAGCAGCTGCTAACATTGATTCCTTAGTTTCAGATAATGCGAATGAGCCTGACTTATCACCTAATAGAATAAGATCAGAAAGTAGTGTTATTGCAATACGTTTATCATATCTGTTTATTGTATCACCTATATTTATTTGTCTACTAGATGAAGATGCTAATAATTCTAACTTCCATCCATACGGTAACAGCATACCTTCTTCGCTGTCTCGCCTAACAGATGTTACTAACTCTTCTGCTTTTGTACATAGTGCAACCATTCTTTCATCATCTTCATTAAATATGTCAACTGATTCAGGAGCAGTTAGTACAGGAAAACCTGCTAAATCTCTTTCGATACCTATACCTTCTATTTCTTCAAAATGTTTTTTAAAGAACCAAGATCTATAAGCATTGCGTAGTAATGATTTACCCTCAGGGTTACCACGAGACACACGAGTTCTAAATAGTAAGACTTTTGACATAGGTATGTCAATGCGATTAAATTTAGGTTCAGCAACTTGTGTTACGCACTTTAATTCATTATTTTCATCATAATGCCATTGATCTATTGACCCTTGTGATCGTATTGGTAAGTCTCTCCATCCTATTCTACCATCTGAAAATTCACTCTTATACTTAATATTTCTTTCATTAGGTCCACGTCTAACTTTATATATGATTTCATGCACGCTAAAGCCATACGTCATCATAGATAATATTTCAGTTATTGTTTCAGCCCATGATGTATCCATATCATGCATACATGATGTAAGAAATTCAGCTGCTTCTATATCTTCTGGTGTGGATCCTGCACTTTCAACTTTCCATTCTATACCTCTAATTAACATTTCAGTCATGTACAGTATAGATCCTATAACAGAGTCATTATCAGCCATTTCTTTATAAATTTTACCAGCATTTGGCCAACGTAATTCTGGGATAAACTCTTCATAGATATACGGACCATACCTTTTGATGCCTTTCGTACCCAATGCTTTATAATTGATATTTTTAGGTGCTCTACTCATATTTCCTCCTATCTTCTTTTCCAGTAAGATCCACCAGTCTTCTTTATACCTTTTGGAGCGCTTAGAGTTACGCTTGATCTAAAATAATTAAATGAACCTGAGAAGCCGTCTATCGTATCATCTTTTATTCCATACGGAAATAAATCAGCTTCATCAAAAAATGCTAAAATATTTCTACTTGTGCTATCTATTAATACCCTACCTGATTGTGCTGCAGCAGATGCTGCTCTAACTCTTTCAACTTTTGAACCTGTTGACACTACTCCCAAAAAGTTATATCCAGGTAAAACGTTACGTGCATAATGATCTATGGTTATAGCTCCAGATGAACCTGGTTCTTGCTCCATACGTATAGCTACATTATATCCATCACTTACGGCAGTATTTTTAATAATTTCTTCAACGCCCTGTGGTGTTAACTGAACTCGTATTATATCACGGATATAATATATTCCTTGCGAATACGACATTTTAAATCCAACAGTCCAGTCTGGTTCTCGTTTATTTTTACCCTTACGCTTTTTAGGATCAGTAGATGCCATATCCCAAAATCTTACAGTTGTACAATTATCTGGTACATCTTTACTTGGTATTATTGTAAACCACTTTCTACTTAACATATCTCCATTAGCTTTTATTTCCCAGTTACCATTTAGAAGCCTTTCACGCTCTAATGGGTCTAACTCATCTAATGATTCTTTGTAAGTATCAGAGTCAAGATACGGGTTGTCATCTAACGTAGCAGGTATAAATATTCTACCTTTTTCAGGTCCTTCAATAAAAAACCTTTGATAGTAATATTCACCAAATACACCTCCAG